TCTACCTTTGCTGTGGAAATGTCGGAATTACGAGTTATTTTGAATAATGCAGACAAATACAGTCTCATATTAGGAGATGAATTATGTTCCGGAACAGAATTACAATCCGCCTTGAGTATTTTTGTATCTGGTTTGCAACGGTTAGACAATCGTCGAAGTAGTTTCATATTTGCAACACATTTTCATGATGTAATCAATTATGATGAAATCAAAGCATTGGAAAGTATTGCAATCAAGCATATGGAAGTAACGTATAATCCGGAAATAGACGCGTTAGTATATGACCGCATTTTGAAAGATGGTCCTGGAAATAATACATATGGATTAGAAGTATGTAAATCCCTTCATTTAGATACTGAATTTCTGGATTGTGCGTATCAAATACGTAATAAGTATTTCAAAGAATCTGCAGGAGCATTGCAGTACAACTCTTCACGTTATAATGCTAGAAAACTAGTAGGTGTGTGTGAAATGTGTGGCAATGAAATGGGGTCAGAAACACATCATCTAGCGGAGCAGCAAACTGCAAATCAAGATGGATTTATTGATTCGTTTCATAAGAATCATAAAGCGAATCTGGTGTCTATTTGTGAAACATGCCATCAAAAAGAACATCAACATGGACATTCAGATAAACCGAAAAAAAAGAAAAAGACAACTGCAGGTAAGCATATTATTGATTAACTAATGTTGTTCATATTTTAGAGAACTGATACGATGATTTGCGCAAGCTGCTTAGTAATATAGCATCATTATAACTAGGTACATATGGAGTAATTCCATATTTATATTCAACAGGATCTTTGTACAATATTTTACTTTGCACGCGAAGTCGTTTTACTTGTTTATCGTCTTTTTTATTCGATACTTTAATGTAATCATAATTGTAATCGTCCTTGTTTTTTTCTTCAATAAGACTTGTAGGTTCGTGATATTGAATATCATATTTACCCGCATCATATCCTTTTTCTGCAACTTCTATGTATTTTTCTTCTATTTTTGGACCTTCTTCTGTATTATCATTATTCGTTTCATTGTCAAGAGAAGTGTCTCTCCAATTGATTGGTTTTGCAGTAAAATTTTCTGAGAAATTATAGCATATATGAACAGAAAATAGGATTATCAATAATAATTTGATGATAGTATTCCATTCCATAATTCAAGTGATTTATATATAACGCCGATATATAAAATTGAAAATCTATATAAAATTATTTAATATATCATTATTATAAGAATATAGACAATGATTATTCCAATTAAATGTTTTACTTGCGGAACCGTTTTAGCGGACAAATATAGATATTATCAGAATGAGGTGAGAAAACAAAAAATACAAAAAGGTGAGTCCGTGGATAAGGTAGTATATCTAACTAAAAACAATGTGGACAAAACACCCGAGGGAGAAATATTAGATAAACTTGGTTTGAATAACGTATGTTGCCGCCGTCACATGTTAACCCACGTTGATATTGAGTAATGTTTAACTAAATAAAAAATATACATTCATTCGTATATTTTTTATGATGCATAATATATATTATGATTGGTTTAACCAAATTATGTTCTCCTGCTGAGTTCTATTTAGTTTTATCTCTTTTTGCTCTTGCAATTATGGGATATCAAAACGTTGGAAACAAAGAAATCTATTGTTTAGGTGATTACTCTTGCATGGTACCTAACACTACAGTCATTTTCATGGTGAAAGTGTTATATATTGCTTTTTGGACATGGATTCTTAATATCATTTGCAAAGGTGGTGCTGAATGGTTTTCTTGGTTGATTGTGTTGTTACCTATTTTGTTGTCGTTTGTACTGGTCGGTTTTATTTTCTTATCAAACAGAACAAAGCGCGCTGACGAGTAATTAATCCTGTGCATATTATAATATTTATGTAATATACACTATGAAACAAGATATCCAATACCATTTGTTTTCGAAACTTTCAGAAAATATATTATGCGAATATATTTATCCATATATTTATCGATTCCCACCCAAAGAGTTGTTATATGAAATCCGTACATTTCCAAAAAATAAAATAGATTTGTATCGTGTATATGACATACCAATGGAAAGGAATATTATGTATTATGATCTATTGAGTTATATGAATAGACGTACAGTTTCATTGATCCAAATAGATAAAGGGCGCGAAAATATATTGCGCAGACATCATATGTTGAAAGATTACACTGCTCCACAATTACTAGAGTTCTATGGAAAATATTTTTCGATGAATCAACCCGTTGATATAGATACGAAATGTGGTGTGTTATGGGGATTATTTACTCCAGACGAACGTATTCGGTTTATACATAGACGTTTGTCCTTTTTGGAAAGTCATTTATAATTTCTATTTTATTATAAAGAATAAAATTGAAATAAATAGTATTAATATAGTTATATTAGTTATAGACAATCATCATGAATCCATCATTGACCAATATTTCGAACGAAGACAACAACATTCTCAAATTTACATTGAGCGGCATAAATGTAAGTTTAGCTAACGCTTTGAGAAGAACAATTGTATCTGATATACCGATTGTTGCAATTTATACACAAACTTATCAAGATAATAAATGTAATATAGAAACGAATACGAGTAGACTACATAATGAAATATTGAAACAACGATTAAGTTGTATACCCGTTCACATGAACGATTTGGATGTTCTTCCGAATAACTATGTGTTAGAAGTTGACGAGAAAAACGACGGCGATTCGCTTATGTATTTGACTACTGAACATTTCAAGATTAGGAACAAAGAGAATGGTAATTATCTTGCTTCTGAAGAAATCAGAAAAATCTTTCCTATGAATCCAAAGACGAACATGTATATTGATTTTGCAAGGCTGAGACCGGGAATCGGCGATCAGATAGATGGAGAGCACATTAAATTATCTGCTGAATTCTCAGTACATACCGCCAAGGAAGATGGTATGTTTAATGTGGTATCCAAATGTGCTTATGGTAATACTCCTGATTTGGTAAAGGCAAATGAGATTTGGCAAAAGAAGGAAGATACTATGCGCAGCGAGGATGCTAATAATGACGAGATTGCATTTGAGAAAAAGAACTTTTACTTATTAGATGCTCAGAGAAGCTTTGTGGAAGACAGCTTTGACTTCGTTATTCAAAGTGTTGGGATTTATGAGAATAAGGATTTGATATTGAAGGCATGCAGAGTATTAGAAAATAAATTCAATGATATGATTCAAAGTTTAGATTCTGATTTGGTCCCAATTCTACGCAGCGAAACTACAATGGACAATTGTTACGATATTGTATTAGAAAATGAGGATTATACTATTGGTAAATCGCTTGAATATGTTTTGTATACAGACTATTACCAAACAGACAAATTATCGTTTTGTGGATTCAAGAAATTCCATCCTCATGATGATAATAGCAAGATTCGTTTAGCATCTGACGGTGAATTTGATAAACAGATAGCTAGTCAATATGTACGCGAATCATGTGTTAAGGCAATTCAGGTATTCCGTAGTATTTATAACATGATGAAGTAATCATATATTATTTGCAAATATTCTCGTCAACATATATAAGATGAATTTGTATCTATTGTGTTTTTATTTATATATTTTTTTTGTGGATGGTTTATCTAAGCGTCCATTTCGTCCACCCAAATATTTGCAAGATATAAGTTATCATGATTGTAAACGATTTATACCGGATATTCAATATGCAAAAGTCGTCAAAGTATATGATGGAGATACAATTACAGTCGCATGTAAATATCCCAAAAACAGTAACAAACTGTATCGATTTTCTGTTCGCCTAGCAGGCATCGATGCACCAGAGATGAATGCAGATAGTTTCATTGAAAGAGTAGAAGCGACTGTATCAAAAGAACAACTTCATAATTTACTCTATAACAAGATAGTGCTTTTAGATAATGTTCGAATAGAAAAATATGGTAGACTCTTAGCAGATGTATATATACGTGATTTGCACGTAAATAATTGGTTATTGGAAAATAATTATGCAGTACCTTATTTTGGAGGAGCGAAAAATAAAAAATTGAATATAGATAAATAATAAATAATATGAATACTGAATATTGATATTATTATGGAACGTAGATTGAATAAGAAGTTTGAAACTTATATTACCGAATTCAAACATTCGATTCTTGAAAGGAGTCGAGATTTGGATTTCAATGAAAAAGAAAAAGTAAGTGATTTGCTACGTCATATTTATGATTATGACCGATTACAATTCGACAAGGAAGATTTGAATAAACGAAAACGTGTTAAAAATACGGTACCTGTTACTAATCGATGCAATGCAAAAAGAGCGAATGGTGAACAATGTACTCGAAGAAGAAAAAATGATAGTGAATTTTGCGGAACTCATGCAAAAGGTACACCTCACGGACTTGTTACAGATACTCTGGTAGATGCTAATGATTTAGTAGTGAAATATGAAGTGTACGCGAAGGAAATTAGTGGAATAGTTTATTATATTGATGATATTGGAAACGTCTACAACACAGAAGACGTCTTAATGAATGTTGAAAATCCCCGCATAGTCGCTAAATATACAAAGCAAAATGATTTGTATACTATTCCAGAATTTAATTTGTCTTGAAGACAACGTCAAAATGCTTATTCTTTTGTAATTTTACGTACAATACTTTCTTTGACACTTTCTTCTCTATTGTTGATAATAAAATCCTTTACGTTGTTTGCTTCGTGAATGTTTCCATCATAATATTTAGTTAATACTTCAAATAAGGTTTTTTTTGTAATGGGTTTTTTAACTGTTTTTTTGTCGTAACATATTTGACCATCTTTTAAATCAAAACAATCGATTTCATTCTCTTTCATAATTGTCATAAGTGATTTGGAAATTTCTTCTTTTGCTTTTTTCCTTTCTTTTTGTATTTTTTGAATGTTACGGATCTCATTGTCTAATTTAACCCATTCTTTTACAGCATCGATAAGTTGTCCTTTTGTTTCCATGGTATCTGTATTATTAATATATTTTATTTATGTGTATTTATTTTATTTATTGCATTTATTTGTATTAATTTTATTACTGTATTATAATATGTTAATGAGATTCAATAATTCTAGAGCGATTGTTAGACAAAATAATAATAATACGAATACAAATGCAACGAAAAAACCTGTAGCACCTATGGCAACATTGCCTCTTAGAATGAGTCGTATACGAAACACAAATAGTCAATCCTCTACCAATAAAATTACTTCTCCTATTCTGGATGTTCAGAAACCAGATGGGCCCAAAGTGAAATGGGGTGAACCGATTTGGTTTCTATTTCATACGCTAGCTGAAAAAATTAAAGACGAACATTTTCAAACGAAAAAATATGAGATGATCAATCTGGTACGGTCTATTTGCGCCAATTTGCCTTGCCCTAAATGCACTGATCATGCTATGGCATATATGAAACGCTTGAATTTGGAATCAATCAAAACGAAACGCGATTGGAAAGATTTTTTATATAAATTCCACAATGAAGTAAACCAACGCAAGAACTTTCCCGAATTCCCATATGCAGAATTAGATAACAAATATCAAGGCGCAAATACAGTGAAAGTGATTAATTACTTTATTGCGACTTATAGAGAGAAGTCGGGTAATGTACAAATGATTGCTACGGAAATGACTCGTATGCGAATATTACGAAATGCGCAAATATGGCTATCTACAAATATAAGTTGTTTTGATACATAATATACTATATATTGTATTATGTATCGATTGTGTTATTTAACCAGACATTTTAGTGGCGATTTTTTTACCATTCTTGTACACTTCACATTTGAAAGTTTGCTTGGAAGGACGAGAACATACGTCATGTTTACTCAATGCGGAAAAATATAGAAGATGTTTGGCTTTAGAACCATTCAGAATACCGCCCCAAATGAAACCAGCAGACATACCTAATACTCCAGAGAATATTAATTGACCTGCACTGTAGCAACTATAACTATAGTTCCATATGGTATCTAATATTAGCAATATAAGGAAGAA